AGCTCAACGCAAAGTATTGCTTAAAGATGTAGGCGATGAATGCTTACTAATTAACGCAATGGAATGGAACAAGCGCCGTTGGCCCAGTGACACTTACTATGCTGAAATGGGTCAATCTGCTTATGTTACACGTGCAGTTGTGGCTAGACCTATAGAAGATATCTACGATGATTTAGCCTTGGAATTCACAACAGTTACCAAAGTTCTACGCAAGTGTAGAATATCTTAATCATACCACAAAGATAAATAAATACAACTAGTAAGGATTACTATAATGTATTTTGTATATGCACACTTTAAAGCCAATGATTTGAGCGGCTTACCTTTTTATATAGGCAAAGGCAAAAATAAAAGAGATTTGTCTCATAACAGAAATGCGCACTGGAAAAATATTGTATCTAAATATGGATTTATTTCTATTAAAATAGCCGAACATCTGACAGAACAAGAAGCATGGAATTTAGAAACAGTTCTTATTAAGAAATACGGTAAATTAACTGAAGGAACAGGATGCTTGTGTAATATAGCCGACGGCGGCGAAGGAGCAAGCGGAACTATACACTCAGATGACACAAAAGCTAAATGGTCATCTGCTAAAAAAGGTAAAACCTGGGAAGAAATATACGGAGTAGAACAAGCCTTACAAATGAAAGAACAAAGAAAGAATGTTGTCAGACCTCCGCATTCTGAAGAGACTAAAAAGAAATTATCCGAAGCAAAGAAAGGAGAGAAGAATCCTATGTTCGGCAAACAGCATTCCGAAGATACTAAAAAGAAGTTATCACAGGCAAAAGTTGGCAAAGCATCAAACGCAAAAGGAAAAAAATATTCCGAAAAGACTAGACAAAACTACAAGAAGGCTGCTATAATAAGAGCTGCAGATATAGCTATAAAGGAAAAAATATCAAAAAGTTTAACAGGTATTAAACGTTCCGACGAAACTAAGAGAAAAATGGCAGAGGCAGCAATAATAAGAGAAGCAAAAAAGAAATTATTAAATAATTAAGGAAAAATATATGGCATTTTCAGCCGAACATCGTGCAAAACTTATTCAAATCGTTAACGAAGGCGTACAAGTATTACAAGAAGTAGAAGATTTAAGTGCAGGCCTCAGCGATACCATCAAAGCAGTAGCAGAAGAATTAGAAATTAAGCCAAGCCTGCTTAAGAAAGCAATTAAGATTGCACAAAAATCTAAATTTGGCGAAACTAATCAAGATCACGAAACTGTTACAGATATCTTAGAAACTGTAGGTCGTACACTTTAATGGAATTAAAAAAGCATAAAAACTTTACTGCGGTTTATGCCAAGGATCAACCCATAAATTATGTTCGTGCGGCTGTAGATCCTGTGCAGTACGATGCTTATCGAGCAGAATGGGCTAAAACTGAAAGTTTAGAATTAATACCAGATTTTCCACTACAACTTGATTTTGAATTAAATTATAGTTGTAACTTTACATGCATTAACTGTACTTGGAATATTGAAAGTACCGCAGGCAAAGGTAAAGATACCTGGTTTCCATTTGAAGTATTTTGTAAGATTATTGACGATGCTGTGCCTAAAGGTCTTAAGAGTGTGCGTTTAAACTACATTAACGAACCGTTGATGCGTAAAGATATAGTTAAGTTTATTGAGTATGCTCGCAATGCAGGAGTATTAGATATTTACTTTAGCACCAATGGTAGTTTGTTAACAGAAAAAGTGTCGCGTGAATTAATTAAAGCGGGACTATTACGGTTACAAGTTTCGATTGATGCTGCAACTAAACCTACATTTGATAAAATTCGTCAGGGCGGCGACTTTGATGTAATACATAAAAATATTGCAGATTTTCTACGTGTTAGAGAAGAGTTAGGTGCACACTTGCCTACCATACGTGTAAACTTTGTTAAAACTTCAGATAATGAGCATGAATTAGACGATTTTATTGCACAATGGCAGGATAAAGTAGACGGGATCGGTATTCAAGATCTTGTTGCTATCATGAACATAGATGAGTCGAGTACAGTTGAAGAACGTAAAGCATTTAAATGTGTTCAACCGTTTAATCATTTAACTATTCGATACGATGGCGAGATTTTACCTTGTTGTAGTTTCTTTGGTGCAGAAACTCCGATTGCTATGCTCAAAAGTCCTGTACAATTAAGCACTGTAGATAATGTTGGCTTACGTATTAAAGAAACTAAAGAATTAATTAAAACTCGCACTATAGAAGAAACATGGAACAGTGAGGAGATTAAATTCTTACGTGAAATTCATACCAAGGGTGAATATTGGCGACACCCCGTATGCAAGCGTTGTGTTGAAGCAACATCTCACAAAGATGAAACTCAATGAAGGCTAACTACCACAAGACCATTAAGTTTATACAACACGACTGGAATAGTAATCCGTTCAGACTAACAATGGAAACTATTAATTGGGCACTAAACTTTGTAATTGCTATGACATTTACATTAACTGTACCCAATGTTCCGTTGTTAGTAGTATATCCAATGTTTTTTACTGCCCTGTCTATTAGTATCTATTCAGCGGCAAGTAGAGGCAGTTTTGGTCTACTAATGACCAGCGTAACTATATTTTTAATCGATTTAGTAGGCTATTACCGGCTATTAATGTTACAATAAAAGAGTCGTACACTTTACGTACAAGCACAAGGTTAACCGGCCACAAGCGGTAGGAGAGTAAATGAGTTATGTTGACGCACTGTTTGACAGGGCAAAAGATCGCATCTATGTTGTAGAAAGAAAAGAAGGCATGCGTGAGTATGTCGAGTATCCAGCAAATTATGTCATGTACATGGACGATCCTAAAGGCAAGTATCGCACAGTATACGGCACTCCAGTAAGTCGTTTCAGCACACGGATTGGCAAGGAATTTCACAAAGAAACACGTATTCAATCAGGCAAGCAAATATGGGAAAGTGATATTAATCCTGTGTTTCGTTGTTTATCAGATAATTATCTTGGTGTTGATTCACCTAAACTACAAACTGCGTTTTGGGATATTGAAACAGACTTTGACCCAGCACGTGGGTATGCTCCCACCAGCGATCCATTTAATCCTATTACAGCTATATCAGTTTACTTAGATTGGCTAGACAAGTTAGTTACCTTAGTTATTCCTCCCAAGAGCTATAGTTGGGAAACAGCACAAGAAATTTGCGACCAGTATGAAAACTGTTTTATGTTTGAACGTGAAGCAGACATGTTGGATACATTCCTTAATCTAATTGATGATGCAGATGTGTTAAGTGGCTGGAACAGTGAAGGCTATGATATTCCGTATACTATTGGGCGTGTTACACGTGTGTTAAGCAAAGATGACACTAGACGCTTTTGTCTATGGGGTCAGTACCCAAAACAGCGTGAATTTGAACGTTTTGGTGCCGCAAACATCACTTTTGACTTGATTGGCAGGGTACATTTAGACTACATGCAACTATACCGTAAATACACCTATGAAGAACGACATAGTTATAGTTTGGATGCTATTGGTGAATATGAACTAGAAGAGCGCAAAGTTGCTTATGAAGGTACCCTAGATCAACTGTACAACAAAGACTTTCCTAAGTTTATCGACTATAACCGGCAGGATACTATGTTGCTAGGTAAGTTAGATAAGAAGTTACGCTTCCTGGATCTAGCTAATGAACTTGCGCATGATAATACCGTGTTACTACAAACAACTATGGGTGCCGTGGCAGTTACTGAACAGGCTATTATTAACGAAGCACATCAGCAAGGCTTAATTGTTCCTAATCGTAAAAACAGAGACGACATGGGCGATACACAAGCGGCAGGTGCTTATGTAGCAACTCCAAAAGCAGGCATGCATGATTGGATTGGTTCAGTTGATATTAACTCACTATATCCTAGTGCTATTCGTGCCTTGAACATGGGACCAGAATCAATTATTGGACAGATACGTCCTATCATGACTGACCACTATATTCAAGAGAAGATGGCCAATAAGTCGAGTTTCGCTGATGCATGGGAGGGCTTGTTTGCTACTCTCGAATATACCGCAGTTATGGAAAGTAAACCCGGAGTCGAGCTTACTATTGATTGGGAGGCATCGGGTGAAAGTACTGTACACAGTGCGGCCGAGGTGTGGACATTGATATTTGATAGTAATCAACCATGGATACTCAGTGCCAATGGTACTATCTTTAGTTTTGAGAAAGAAGCAGTTGTTCCGGGCTTGCTTAAACGTTGGTATGCTGAACGTAAAGAACTACAAGCCAAGATGCGTTCATGTACAGATCCAGAAGAGATTGCATTCTGGGATAAACGACAGTTGGTTAAGAAGATTAACTTGAACAGTTTGTATGGTGCGTTATTG